AATACCACTTTCTGCTCTTACAACCTTTAAGGAGTTTGTATAACCTAAAAAGTTTGCAGCTGTAAAGAAAGATTCAAAGTTAGATGAGTTTGGTTTTCCAAATATCTTAACTAATTCTTCTTCACTTGATACTGTTGTTACACTAGAAACAGGGCCTTTTTCAAATGCACCTGCGATTGCACCAATAGATGTTGCAACGGTAGGTACCACATTAGTTAAATCGACTTCTCTTACCTGAACGCCAGGTGAAACTAGAAATGCCATGGGTTGTCTCCTTTAAAATGATTAATCAATCATTATTTCTTTATACAAGTTTATTTATAGTTTTTTTATTTTCAACAGCGCCATTTTTATAGACCCAATGTATATAAATAAATTTATGCAGTCACATTATCAAAAATATAAAGAAACTATCAAGAAAGTGGCTAGACGACACTACAATAAACGTGTATCTTGGTTAAATTCCCACTTATCCGATAAATCTTGTATCAATTGTGGTGAATCTGAAACTATATGTCTCAAATTCTATCCTAATGATTCAGAAATTCGTAAAAAATCTAAAACTACTGCAATTAATGGACAAAGAGAAGAAATTTCAAGTCTAATAGACAATTCAAAAGTTCTTTGTCATAATTGTTGGATTAAATTAGATAGTGATTTAATCGAACTTATTTAGTCATCTCTAGGAATTACGACTGTCGACCATTGACTTCCGTATTCTGTACTTTCATACGGGTCATTTAAACCATCATCTACAAATCCAAAAGGTGACATATCAGATTCTAATTGATTTTGTGTTTCAGAATACATTTTAGCACGAATATTCATATCTGTTAACTCTTTAAAGTATGTTTGGTCACATGCCCAAGAAAACAGTACTAAACACATCGCTAAATCGTCATTAGCACCCTCCTCAGCCTCGATTTGGTTTCCTTTTACTATAAATGTCGATAATTCGTTAATCATGTCAAAATCTTGAATAACTATCTTATCTGATTCTACAATTTGTTTTAAATTAGATGTACCTAACTTTTTTACAGCCTTAGTTGTACGCACACCCAATTGTGCTTTACCACCAGAATATCCACCTCCCATAATTTGTCCAGCACGACCACGCATATAACACATAACAATATTGTCATATTCTAAATCATAATGTAAATTATTCGAAACTTGTTCACCAATATCATTAACTTCAACTAAAACAAATGCATGATGGTATGCTTTTGCAACTGTATTAATTTTATGTGGGAACATTAATGGTTTAATTTCATTGTCTTTAAATGTTGCAACAACTTTATATGGTATTTGTGATACATCAATAACTGCAAACGCAGAACTATCATTTTTTGTTCCTCTTGATACATCGCATGTTATAAAGTAAGTATGGTCTTTAATAGGATTCTCATATACTTTTAATCCAGCATTTTGTTGTATAGGTTCAATGTATGAAAGTTGTCTAAGTTTTGAAGCATTGATAAGTGTATTGGCAGAACCTAAAAATTCACATTCAAATTCTGTTCTAAATTGTTGTTCACTTGTATTTTTAATTGTTTCTTCTTTCCACTTTTCATCTCTGCCTGGTACTTCACTCCAATGTACTTCAATCGGTATGTAAGTATTTCTTTTGTGTTCAGCATCATTCCATAATTTGTAAAACATATTCATACCATGTGGTGTAGATACAATTATAACTTTTGTACTCTTACCAGAAGATATTGTAGGATAAACAGAACTAAAAAAATCTTCAGCAACATTCGCTGGTACATAAGCAAATTCGTCTAAGAAAATAATATTATAAGAACCACCTCTAACAGCAGAAGCTGATGTAGATGATGCAAGAATTTTAGAACCATTTTCTAATTCTAAAGAACCTTTATTCCATGATAGTATTCCTTGTTGTAACCAAGTTGGAAGATTTTCATATGCAAGTTGTAATCTTCCTAATAAATCTCTCGCAGTTGCAGCTTTGTTTGCAAGTATGGCAATGTTAACATTTGCATTAAACAACGCATAATGTAATAAGTAGGATATCATGATTGTTGATTTACCTGATTGTCTAGGTAACTTACAAATTGTAAATCTATTACTATGAAAAGTGCCAATCATTTCTTTTTGAAATGTATATGGTTTAAAAGGAATTAAACCCTCATCTAAAGAAACAATTTGTATATAAGTTTGTACAAAGTATAATGGGTCTTCCATACACTTTTGATATTCTAATATTTGTTCCTTAGTCCATTCTTCAGGCGTGTTTGCCTTTTTTAGATTAGGATTTCCTAGATAACTTTCCATTAATCTTTTTTCTTTAACATCTTTTGTAATTCAGCAGTTGACCCAACAAACAAAGCATTCGTAACATTTTTAGGACCAGTCTCTGGTACCTCCTTTAACTTTTTCATTTTTGTTTGTAAATCTACAAGTTTTTCTGTAACTTCGGCAACATTTTTTATTAAGTTTCCAGCAACTTCATATGCTCTTGGTTGTTCAGATTCTTGAGCAAGGTCTAAGATACCTTCAATAGCATCTTGTCCTCTTTCGATTAAGTTGTAAAAATTTTCTCTTTGATATTTGTAATCTTTATCCATATCATCATCTGATGATTGTGGTTTTGGTCTAGGTATTACTACTTGTTTTTTAGTTTCTTTTTTAACATCATCAACAACACCTAATGCCTTATCGATTATATTTTCTACATTGTCTGTCATATTTGTATCTCATTCATAGTAGTTCTAGTACTTGTTTTTCCACCTCTTACACCACAATATTTTTTACAGATGTCAGGTGCGTTTTCTGGGTTAGTTTTTAACATGCTATGAAAATCTTTCCATTCCTTTGAATTAATAACATCTTCCATACTACTAATATTACTTATATGAAACTTATCTTTAGTTAAATTAGGAAATGGTTTATTATCTGTTTGAAATCCCCAACAACATGGTAATAACTTACCCATATAATCCCAACCATACTCTTTACTACCATCAAGACATTTAGGATTAAAATCATTTTTTCTTTCTTTTGGTGTAAATGCCACTTCTGGTTTTAAAGAAGAATCATCATCAAATCTTGAAGATTCAATAAGAATAAATTCCATATTATGTTTTACTGCCATTTGATAAGCTTCAAGTTGTGTATCTTCATTATACTCAAATACAATATATTGCCATGCAACTTTTATACCCATAGACTTTGCCAACTTCATCATTTCCCATAACTTCTCACCGTCTTGGTTGATACGATATTTATGGCTGTCTTTAGGAAATCCGTCTAAACCAAATACCCACTTTGCGTTAGAGTTTGCACTAAAAGCTTTCTCGTAAAATTCTTTTGGTTGATGCGATGCGGCAGTAGATACTTCAACATCTATATTTTTATCTTTACACATTTTAAGCATATCGATAAAATCAGGATTAAATATTGGGTCAGATATTTGCCCACAAAATTGTACTCTTTTAAAGTAATTTGAAATTTTATCAAACTCCTCTAATGTCATATCATTTTTTGGAATTGTTTTGTTATTCTTTTTATACCATGTTCTATCACACCCACTACATGCAAGTGTGCATCGAGAAGTAATATCGAGATTAACGGTTTTAGGTCGTGTCATAATAAAAATAAAATCAAAGTTACATTATGTGTCTTCACCACTTGCAGGGTCAAAAGTTTTTGCATCTTGAAAGAACGATACTGTTTCATTAAAACCAAAATCATCATCTGCTTCAGCACTTGTTGGATTTGGTGTTACTGTTGTTCTTTGAATTCTTGCAGGTGACTTATCTGGCATATCAGCATATTGGTCAACTTGTACTTGTTTAATAACTTTGCCAGAAGTAACTGGGCCATAAAGATAAAATTTAGCAGTAAATCCTAAAGTGTAAACAATTGCTCTTCTTTCTGAATAATCACCTCGGTAACTATCTTCATAATTAATAGAATTTAAAATAATTGGAACATCTCTTTTTATTCCCATGTCTGCCATATCATTAATTGTTACTGTATAATCAGGTTGGAAATATGGAAGTATTTGTTCAACCATTTGTAAAGCATCATCAGATTGTTTTGCCATAGCATACAATTCAAAATCTAAATTATA